CTCTGCTAACTCTCCTACGCGCGTTTTGCGGCATGTCATACTTGGCGAAGCTGCGAAATGCTGGACGCGGTATCTTGTGTGTGGGCGTGGCTGCGGCCGGCGCTTACATCGCTTACCGGATCGCGGCTGATCGCGATCTATGGATCGAGCTAAAAGCAGAGGTTCGACGAAAGTTGGTGGACCAGTTGGGCGTGATGGGACAGGATGAATTCCGACGGGCTTTCCAAAGTCGACTTAAAATCAACAACTACAAGTCGCCGAAAGGCCACAGCCACGGACGAGCGGCGGAAGAACGTACGGCCGCCCAGAACGCGATGGTTGAGTTTGTGCGAGCCGAGGGTCGAACGCCGTACGTGATCTCGTTTTCCTCGCGGGATCACGGCCATGATGGATTTCATGGTTATTACATGGCGAAAGACGTGTTGCACCCGGCTATTCAAACTCCCTTGCGCTCTGATCATGTGCTTGTGTGCACCGATGTGGATTACTATCTGAACGTGCCCCAGTGGCTACGAACTGGTAATCCGATTCTGATGTACACATTCACTCCGGAGCGTGTGGCGGGCAAGGTTGCTGATGGAGCGTTCACGATCGAGAACGATAAAGTCTCGTATCGGGTGAACGGTGGTGGTGAGTACGAGCATCAGGTTTGGGACTACTCGCATGACTTCGTGCGAGTGGATTACCTGACCGGTAGCTGGTTCTGTTCGGTTGAGTCCAAGCGATATGGTGATCAGCACCATGTCGTCTTGGTGAATCCAGTGCGGTGGGTTTGGACCGCGCTGGCACGGATAGTACCTGGAGAGCAAATTGCGCGTCGGAAGTTTGAGGTGAGTCCAGGGGTCAATCGCATTGACTATCTAACGGACACTGGTGACGTGAGAACATCGTTGGGCCAGCCTGGCAAGTTTGTCAGCGTTGACACGACGTTGGAGGCATATGAGGCCGTTCGCATTCGCATTGCGAGTGCCAAAACACCTGATGTGCATACCGTCGAGAAATATCTGAACTCGACGAGTGCCCGTGAAGATCAAGAAGCGCGGCGGGCGGTTTTCGATGCGCCGTTGTTGTTCGCTGTTGTGCAAGCGGATAAGACGGTTGGAAAGAAACCGTATACGATTGGGGGGCAGCCGGCTTCATACCAGTGCAGCGGTAAGGCGATTGACAAGTTCCTGGCGTCGGAGGAAGGGAGGGTAATTGGTCGAGAGGTGGCACCACCGCTCACCGATAATCCAGCCGTGGTTCCGCGAGAGTCGTGGAACAATGACCTGCAGTGCGTTCGAGGACGCATTGAGCGTGTGCGTAACAATGCAGTTCCACCGCAACGTTACGCATCTTTGGCCTGCGAGTTTGTAGATCTCGTCGTGGGCTCGAAGAAGCACACGGGTCTACCGATCACGGTGGATGAGGTCGACCAAATACAAAATCGGCCCACGCAGCGTATGCGCACTGAGAAAGTGCGGCAGTTCGTGACGGACAACTCCTCGCCGGTGAAAATCTCGGCTTTTATGAAGAAAGAGGCGTACACGGGTATAAATGACCCGCGGAATATCAGTCAGGTTCCAACTACGCACACGTTGGCTCTCTCGAGCTATACGTATGCGATGAAGGAGGCCTTGCTGAAAGACGCGGATTGGTATGCACCGTGTAAGAGTCCGGACGAGATAGCCGCACGGATTACGGAGGTTGCGCTACTGTATTCGGTTCTCACTGAGACGGATTTCTCGCGGTTTGATGGAACGATCAGCGAGTGGCTTCGTCGGAATGTGGAACGTGCAGTGTACCTGCGGTGGGCGGTGCCCGAGGAGAAGGCGAGACTTGGTAGCCTACTGGCGGCGGAATATCGTGCCACGGGGGTTACTAAAATGGGCGTGAGATACAACGCGGGGTTCGGTCGGCTGAGTGGATCGCCATTAACAACTGATGGTAACACGCTGATCAACGCGTTTGTGTCGTACGCGGCGGCGCGCCTGAGTGGCGAGAACAAAGACCGCGCGTATGAGAAACTGGGCATGTACGCAGGCGACGACGGTGTGTCCGTCGTGGCTGAAGAGTACATGTGTCAGGCAGCGAGTGACCTTGGACTCACACTGAAATGTGTGAATGTCCAGCGCGGAAAGGCACTGAACTTTCTCGCCCGGCGGTTTCCGGACCCCTGGACGTGTATGGGCAGTGTGCAAGATCCCGTGCGTACGATCAAGAAGCTGCATATCAGTTTCGCGCCACAAGATTTCTCGGACTCAGAGGCACTGTTCAAT